TGTACAGGACAAGGATATCATATTCAAAGGAGATGACGGTGGTAGTGCTGTAACTCCTCTAACCATGGACATGTCTGCAGCTGGTAAGTTGCTGTTGGGTGCCGGTGCTGTAGGAAGCACATTGACAGACACATCTAATTCTGGTAGTATTACATTAGATTTTGATACCTATCAAAACTTTGTACTTACAGCAACAGGAAATATAACACTAGCTAATCCGTCTACGGAATCAGCAGGACAGTCAGGAATTATTATACTTATTCAAGATGGCACTGGTAGTAGAACACTATCATTAGGAACAGATTATGAAACTGCTGGTGGAGCAGGTCTTACAATTTCAACAGCTGCAAATGCTGTAGATGTGATACCATACTTTGTAAAAGCCAGTGGATCAATTCAATTAGGAGCACCACAACTTGCATTTGCTTAGGATTATATATGTTTAAAGGAGAGTTTTTTCATACCACGTCTGGTGCAGGTGGATTTTATTCACACCAGATAGCAAATTCAGTTAGATTTGACAAAGGTGCAGGAGACCATATGGCAAGAACTCCTAGTAGTGCAGGAAATAGAAGAACTTGGACTTGGAGTTGTTGGTTTAAAAGAAGTTTTTTAGGGAATACTGGGGTTGCTGATATGATATTATTTGGTGCTGATGCAGGAGATGGTGGTGCTACTTATACTCAACTAAGAATACTTGCTAGTAACACACCTTATGATGTTTTTGAATTTAATGGAAATGGTGGTGTTAAAATTTCTTTTTCTCCTTTATTACGAGATACATCAGGTTTTTATAATTTTGTAGTTGCAGTAGATACTACTCAATCAACTAACACTAATAGGGTTAAATTTTATTTAAACGGGGTTCACATTACAAGTACAAGTACAGCTACTTGGATGTCTCAAAATGCTGACCTACAAGTAAATAATACAACAGAACACCAAATAGGAGAATTAAAATATGTTGGCCCCTATACTACTTTAGATGGATATATGGCAGATATGGTGTTAATAGATGGAACAGCACTTGATGCTTCAAGTTTTGGAGAAACTAAAAATGGTGTTTGGATTCCAAAAGACCCAAGTGGACTCACCTTTGGTACGAATGGAACATATCTTAAGTTTCAAAACGCATCTGCACTTGGAGATGACAGCTCGGGGAACAATAATGATTATGCAACTACAAACATGGGAACAGATCATCAAGTTCTTGATAGTCCAACATTTGGGAGTTAATTAATATGGCAAGTAGTGGAAATTTTTGTACGTTAAATCCTTTAACAGAATATGATTCAAGAATGAATAGAGGTAATTATTCTAATGGAAATCTTACATATGATGATGTTGGGGGTGATGGATGGATTGCAAATATGGCTATGACAGTAAAAACATATTGTGAATTTAGAGTAGATAGTTTAGGTGGTTATGGAGGAGTTATAGGATTAAGAGGTATGCAAGCACAGGGTCAAGTACATGATTCTGTTGTATTTCAAGCAAGTTATCAGTCTGGAAAATTATATCATTATACAGGCGAAACTAGTCAATCTGTAAGCATAGCAAATATAGGTGGTACAGTATCAGCAGGTGATATTGTTATGTTTGCATATGACCCTGCAACTTATAAATGGTGGGTTGGTGTTGATGGTACTTGGAGAAACTCTGGAGACCCTGCTAATGGAACTGGTTTTATATTTCAAGGTTCTTCTACTATGTTTGAAAATATGGATATTACTTGGGGTGGTTGGTCAGGAGATGTAAATAGATTAGACCATACTTGGAACTGGGGTCAAGATTCTACATTTAATGGAAATGAAACAGCAGGTGGTAATGCAGATGAAAATGGATTTGGTGATTTTGCCTATGCACCCCCAACAGGATTCTTAGCTCTTTGCACAGGTAATATGGCTGTATCAGATGACATAGACCCTGCACAAACTGATGATAATTATCCTAGTAAAAATTTTAATGTGGTTACTTATACAGGTAATAATGGAGCACAATCTGTAACTGGAGTAGGATTTAAACCTGATTTGGTATGGCTAAAAGCTATGAATGGCACTCAACATCATGCAATTTTTGATTCTAATAGAGGAGTTTTAAAAAGAATAGGAAGTAGTAGAAATAATGCTGAAGATACAGATTCAACATTTTTATCTTCTTTTGATAGTGATGGTTTTTCTTGGTCGTCAGGAGGAGATAATACACAAAATGATAATTCTTATAATTATGTTGGTTGGTGTTGGAAAGCAGGAGGTGCAGCTAGTTCAGATGATTCAGGAGATATAACAGTTAGTAGGTCAACAAATAGTGCTTCTAAATTTACTATAGCTACATGGACTGGTAATGGTTCTTCAGGAAGTACAATAGCACATGGACTTGGAGTTAAACCTGCTATGACATTTATTAAAAAATTAAATGCTACAGCTGCTATTGGTGTTTGGCATCAAGGATTTAATGATGGTGATTATGATTCTTTTGGTGAATTATTAAGTGATACTAGTTGGTATTCAAATCAAGGTGTAAATGGGCATTTTTCAGCAGCACCGGGAACTGATTTTTTAACACTTACAGCTTATGGTCAAGTTAATACTTCATCTGATAGTTATGTAGGTTATTTCTGGGCAAATGTAGAAGGTATGCAAAAGTTTTCACACTATGTAGGAAATGGTAATGCTGATGGGCCATACATATATACAGGATTTAGACCAAGACTTTTAGTAGTAAAAAGAACAAGTAGTTCAGGAGGGTGGAGAGTATATGATACTGCAAGACATACATTTAATCCAAATGATGCTATTGTAAGATGGAATGATGATGGGTATGAAGATACAGCAAATCAACCTATTGATTTTTTATCTAATGGTTTTAAAATTCGTAGTTCAAATCAATATTTAAATGAAAGTGGTGGCGATTTTATCTACATGGCATGGGCAGATGTTCCATTTAAATATAACAATACTTTTTAGGAGAAAAATATGTGGGCTTATGTAAAAG